ATATATTAAAATTTTCTACAAGACACATTAACGAAATTTTTATTGCTGAAGATGACAAAGGTAGAATAGATACAGTATACAGAAAATTTAAATTATCAGTAAGAGCTGCAATACAACAGTTTGGGACTAAAATATCAACTGACATTCAAGCACAAGAAAAAAAAGATCCATACAACGAAGTAGATATATTACATGTTGTATACCCAAGATCAGATTTTAATCCTAATTTAAAAGATACAGAAAACATGCCATTTGAATCTGTGTATATTGAAATGAAAAATGGTAATGAATTATCAGTATCGGGTTTCCAAGAATTTCCTTTTGTAGTTCCTAGATACTTAAAAGCATCACACGAAATTTATGGAAGATCACCAGCTATGACAGCCTTGCCAGACGTAAAGATGCTAAACGAGATGTCAAAAACTACAATCAAAGCTGCGCAGAAACAAGTGGACCCACCGCTATTAGTTCCGGATGATGGTTTCTTATTACCAGTTAGAACTGTACCGGGTGGATTAAATTTTTATAGAAGTGGTACAAGAGATAGAATTGAACCACTAAACATTGGTGCAAACAATCCACTAGGTTTGAATATGGAAGAGCAAAGAAGAACTGCTATTAGAAATGTTTTTTATGTAGATCAATTAATGTTGCAACAAGGACCACAAATGACAGCAACAGAAGTCATACAAAGAAACGAAGAGAAGATGAGATTATTGGGTCCAGTGTTAGGTAGACTACAATCAGAATTATTAAAACCAATGATTGATAGATGTTTTAATATTTTATTTAGAAGAGGACAGTTTGCTCCTGCACCAGAATTTTTGTCGGGTCAAGACATAGAAATAGAATATGTTTCTCCTCTTGCTAAAGCACAAAAATCTACAGAGCTTTCATCAATTACTAGGGGTATAGAAATATTAGGATCACTTGCTAATGTAGCTCCAGTATTTGATTATATTAATTTTGATGCGTTAGTTAAACATGTTGCTGATCTTGTAGGAATTCCGCAAAAAGTTTTAAAACTACAATCACAAGTTAATGCAGAAAGAGAAGAAGCTGCACAAGCAGCACAACAACAACAACAAATGGCACAGATGCAACAAGTTGCACAAGCCGCAGGAGATGTAGCACCACTAGCCAAAGCATTGCCGGAAGAAGCAAGAGCTTTAGCAAATTCTGAAGTGGAATAATATGGAAACAAAACAACTGGAAAAATTTTTAAAGGGTTTACAAACAAACTACAAAACAATATTCAATACAGACGAAGGCAAAGAAGTCTTAGCTGATCTTGAAAAAAGATGTCATTATCATTCTACCACAAATGTAAAAGGTGATAGCCATGAGAGTGCATATATGGAAGGACAACGTAGTGTCATTCTATTTATTAAATCAATGCTACGAGAAAATAAGGAAACATAAAAATGTCAAATGAACAGATAACACAAGAAACTGTGCCTGTAGATCAAGCGACTACAGAAACACAACCACAAGCAACTCAAGCAACTGTTGCAAACGCAGACACACCTGCACCGCAACCAACTGAATCATCTTGGAAAAATTCTATAAGTGAAGCATATAGAAACGATCCTAACATTGAAAAATTTACAGAGATAGATGCGTTAGCAAAAAGCTATATCAATGCAACTAGAATGATTGGTCAAGACAAAATATCTGTACCTAATAAAAATTCTACAGAAGAAGTATGGGAAGAAGCCTATACAAAACTTGGTAGACCAGAAACACCGGATCAATATAATTTAAATATTAAATCTGATGTAGTGCAAATGGATGACAGCGCAGTTAAATCTTTTGCCGAACAATCTCATAAACTGGGTTTAAATAATAAACAAGCTGAAGGTATCTTAGACTTTTATAAAAATAATATGGAAGGCATTGCACAACAAGCAAAGATAGATACTGAAACTGCACAAGCTCAAGCAGAGCAAGAGCTAAGACAAGAATGGGGTAGAGACTTTGATGCAAAAGTAAAACAAGCTGGTGCGATTGCTAAAGCAAATATTAATCCAGAAGTATTAGATATGACTTTATCAAATGGTACTAGACTTGGTGATCATCCAGAAATAATCAAAGGTTTTGCAAAGATAGCAAGTATGATGTCAGAAGATAAAATGGTTACAACTGAAAGTGAAAGTGTTAATTCAGTTTCAGATATTGAAACAGAAATATCAAGTATCACTAATGATATTAATGGTCCATATTGGAACAAATCTCATCCAGATCACGATAAAGTTGTTCAACAAGTCTATACTTTAAGAGAGATGTTGAATGATGGAAAATGATCACTTAAATAATGAAGAGCTTAAATTGGAGATATTAAGGATTGTAAAAGAAAATGGAACAGAGTTCCAAAAAAATGATCCCTTGCCAATCTGTGAAAATTATTATAAATGGATTAAGAGTAAGACAATTCCTAAAAAGAACCTTACTGGCAAGAAGGGATAGACTTCTAGTCTAAAAGACTTTAAATCCAAGAGATGCCTACGCAGGTGGATAACTTCTCTGATTGTTTAATATAAATCACAACAATGGGAGACTAATATGTCATCACAAATAACTACAGCTTTTGTACAGCAGTATTCTGCTAACATACAAATGCTATCTCAACAAATGGGATCGTTATTAAGAGACAAAGTACGTCTGGAATCTGTTGTCGGAAAAAATGCTTTCTTCGATCAAGTAGGAAGTGTAACTGCTGTTTTAAAAACTAGCAGACATTCTGACACTCCACAAATCGACACTCCACATGCAAGAAGAAGAGTATCTCTTGCGGATTACGAATTTGCGGATTTAATAGATCAACAAGATAAAGTACGTCTTTTAATAGACCCAACTTCATCTTATGCTCAAGCTGCTGCTATGGCAATGGGTAGAGCAATGGATGACGTGGTAATCAGTGCCGCTACAGGAACTGCATTTACTGGCGAAACAGGATCAACTTCAACTGTATTACCTTCTGCACAGAAGATTACAGAAGCTGGTACTGATGGTTTAACTATTGCGAAGTTAAGAACTGCAAAAGAAAAGTTCGACTTAGCAAGTGTGGATCCATCAATCGCTAGATTTATCGTGGTATCCCCAAGACAAATCACTGATCTATTAGGAACAACTGAAGTAACAAGTTCAGATTTCAACACTGTTAAAGCATTAGCAAATGGTGAAATCAACTCGTTCTTAGGTTTTAACTTTATAGTATCTAACAGACTATCTATTGCATCTTCTAAAAGATCATGTATCGCGTTTGCACAAGATGGTATTACATTAGCAGTTGGTAAAGATGTTTCAGCTAGAATTGACGAAAGAGCTGACAAATCTTATGCTACTCAAGTGTACTACTGCATGAGCATTGGTGCTACAAGAATGGAAGAAGAAAAGGTAGTTGAAATCCAAGCACACGAAGCATAATAGAAGGAGGATATAAATATGGCAAACTCAATACAACAAGCATTGATTGCATCAACTCCTTCTGAAAAAGTAAAAGCAAACGAACTTGCTGGTAGAGTAAGAGTAGCTTTTGCTGAATATGAAGCGAGTGCAGAACAATCAACAATACACATGTTTAGCATACCAAATGGTGCGAGACTTTTATCGGGATCAGTAGCTTATGATGCACTAGGTGCATCAACTACTATCTCTGTAGGTTACGCAGCACACACTAAAGCAGATGGTACAAGCGAAGCAGCAGACGTAGACGAATATAAAGCTGCGGCAGCTTCAACTTCTGCACAAAGTGTTGCAGTGTTAGACACGATTGCATTAGGCAAAAATACAGTAACAGATGCTGACAAAGATGGTGTTCCAGTTACAGTTACATTAGCAGGTGCTAATGGTACTGGTACTATTCAGTTGCAAGTGTTATATGTAATTGACTAATAACTAGAATTTTAGGCGGGGGAAGCGAGAGTGGAACCCGCCTAGGATATATGAAACAAATAAAAGATTTAAAACCAGTATTACATTTTAAACAAGGTAACCATGTTTACCGATATGTATTGGTAGATAGATTTAAAAATACAAGTAAAGTGCATTATGGTTTTGATGCAAAACTTGAAAGAACTGAAGCAGAAATTTGGCAACTACAAAACGATAGAAGTATTAGAAGAAAATATATACTAAAAAATGACAAAAAGTGATTTTGATCCTAGAAACTTAGGATTATACAAAGAGCCTAAAGATTTATTGCATTTTCAATGGCAAGACGATAATAGAGTTTATAGATATGCTTTAGTTGAAATTATAAATGAATTAGATATTAATAGTAGAACTAAACAGAAAAAAGATGAGTTGCAATTAACTCAAAAAGAAATATGGAGTAAGTATGGCATCAACAGTAGATATTTGTAATGGAGCATTAAATCAACTTGGTGCAACAACAATCCTATCACTTACAGAAGATTCTAAAAATGCTAGACTTTGTAATTCAAGATACACTCAAGTAAGAGATGCAGTATTCAGATCACACCCTTGGAACTGCTTACAAGAAAGAGTAGAACTAGCATCATCAACAGATACTCCTGCATGGGGTTACAGTTTTAAATATAATTTACCCGGTGATTGTTTAAGATTACTTAGAATATTAGATTATGATTCAAATCATAAAGTAGAAGGTAGATCAATATTATCTAACAACTCTTCAATGAAAATATTATATATCTCAAGAGTTACAGATCCAAATCAATATGATGAAAATTTAAGAGAAACATTATCAGCAGCATTAGCTGCAGATATAGCTTATGCTATTACATCTAACAATACCACGCAACAAAACATGATTGCTCTTTATCAAGAAAAATTAAAAGATGCTAGATTTGTTGATTCAACTGAAGGATATAATACCACTCAAGAAGATGGAATGGCAGATGTTATAGATGCTGGTACATTTATTAACTCAAGGTTCTAATACATGGCTAGAGTAGCTGCACAAATTTCAAATTTTACAGCAGGTGAATTATCACCAAGATTAGATGGTAGAAATGATTTAGCAAAATATTCTGCAGGTTGCGCAACTGTAGAAAATATGGTTATCTATCCACATGGTGCTGCAGCTCGTAGACCCGGAACAACTTTTATTGCTGAAGTAAAATCAAGTGCTGCTAAAACAAGAATAATACCTTTTGAATTTTCTACAACACAAACTTATATTTTAGAATTAGGTAATCAGTACATTAGATTTTATAGAGATAATGGTCAGATATTATCTGGTGGATCTCCTTATGAAATATCTACACCTTATCTTACTGCAGAACTTTTTGATATTAAGTTTGCACAATCTGCTGACGTAATGTACATTACACATCCTAATCACAAAACTAGGAAGTTAGCAAGAACAGGTCATACCTCTTGGACATTAACAGAAGTAGATTTTACTAATGGTCCATACTTAGATACGAATACATCTGCAACTACATTTACAACTTCAGCACATACTGTAGGAACTGGTAGAACTTTAACAGCTTCAGCAATTACAGGTATCAATAATGATACAGGATTTCAAACAACAGACGTTGGAAGGTTAGTTAGATTTAGAGATGGCTATGGAAAAATTACTGCAAGAGCAGATACATTAAATGTAACTATAGAAATATTAGTAGACATGGGATCAACCAGTGCTTCTACTGATTGGAACTTAGGTGCGTTTTCAGATACTACTGGTCATCCTTCTTGTGTATCATTCTTTGAACAACGATTGGTTTTTGCCGCAACTTTATCACAACCACAAACAGTATTTTTTTCTAAGTCTGGTGATTATGAAAATATGGATGCAAACATTGGTGGTACTGTAGCAGATGATGATGCAATTATTTATACAATCGCATCTAACCAAGTTAATGCAATAAGATTTATGGCAGCTAGTAGAACTTTAATTATTGGTACTGCAGGTGGTGAGTTTACAGTTAGTGGTGGTGGAGATAATGATGCTGTTACACCAACAAACATTCTAATTAAAAAACAATCTAACCATGGTGCCGCAAACACAGATGCAATCGCAGTTGCTAATGCTACTTTGTTTTTACAAAGAGCTAAAAGAAAAATTAGAGAACTTGCTTATAACTTTGATGTAGATGGTTATATAGCTCCGGATCTAACTATCCTTGCCGAACACGTTACTAATAGTGGTATTGTAGAGATGGCATATCAAGAAGAGCCACTAGCAATTATTTGGTGTGTAAGAAATGATGGTGAGTTAATTGCATTAACATATCAAAGAGAACAAGAAGTAGTTGCTTGGCATAGACATGTTTTTGGTGGAGCTTTTGACAGTGGTAAAGCAGTTTGTGAATCTGTTGCAGTAATACCAACTGAAGATAGTGAGTATGAATTGTACATGATTATTAAAAGAACAATTAATGGCGCAACTAAAAGATATGTAGAATATTTAAATACATTTAATTTTGATGAAAGTGATAATACATCATTTAATTTTTTAGATTCACAATTATCTTACAGTGGATCCGCAGCAACAACTATTTCTGGATTATCACATCTTGAAGGACAAACAGTTTCTATATTAGCTGATGGCGCAACACATCCAGATAAAATTGTAAGTTCGGGTTCAATAACATTAGACCGATCTGCAAGTAATGTTAAAGTAGGATTAGGATATACATCATTGTTAAAAACAATGAGAATAGATGCTGGTTCGCAGAATGGTACTTCACAAGCTAAAACAAAAAGAATATATGAAGTTACTGCAAGATTATATGAAAGTGTTGGTGTTGAGATAGGACCCGATTTAAATAATATGGAGAGAGTTCCATTTAGAACATCAAGTGATCCTATGGACCAAGGTATTCCACCATTCACAGGAGATAAAGAAGTAGAGTTTAGAGGAAATTATGATACAGATGGATTTATGATTGTTAGACAAGCACAACCTTTGCCTTTGACAGTCTTATCACTATACCCGAGGTTAGTAACAAATGATGGATAAACAATTACATATAGTACCTTATACAAAAGAACATGGACAGTTTATATTATCCTGTCAAATGAATCATAAAATTTTAGAAGCAGATAGACACTACATTAATGTAGAAGGTAATGCTAAAAATTTAGAACAAGATGATTTAGCTTTCACAGGTATTGTTAATTATCAACCTATCTTTGCTGCCGGAATGAAAATGGTTTGGGGTCGAGTAGCTGAAGGTTGGGTAATTGCAACAAAAGATATTTGGAAAAACCCTTTAGCTGTAGCTCGTGCAATAAAAAAAGATTTTGCTAGAGTTGCAAGAGAACACGATATAGAAAGAGTACAAACTGCAATTAGAAAAGATTTTAAACAAGGTCAAAGATTTGCAGAGTGGTTAGGTTTGGAGAACGAAGGCTTAATGAAAAAATTTGGTTTTGATGGTACAGATCAATACAGATACGCGAGGATATTCTAATGAGTTCAGCTATACCTTTTATTGGACCAGTAATGAGTGTAGCAGCAGCTACCTCTGCAAATGAAATAGGAAAGTTTAATCAGAAAGTTTCAAATAGAAATGCAATTATTGCAGAGCAAGAAGCAGCAGCTCAAGCTAAATTAACAGAATTTAATATTGCAAAATTTAATCAAAGTTTTGAGAAATTTCAATCTACTACAAAAGTTGCTACATTAAAAAGTGGTGTAGAATTATCGGGTACTGCATTAAAAATTTTACAATCTAATGCTGAACAAGCAGAGCTGCAAAGAGATATTATAGAATACAATGGTAAAGTTGCTGAAGCTAAAAAATTAGAAGAAGCTAATTTTGCTAGAATCCAAGGATCATTAGCAAGAGCGCAAGGTAGACAACAAGCAATAGGTTATTTAGCTGGAGCAGGATCTAGTTTATTAACTATGAAACAAATGGGGATGTTTAGTTAATGAAAAGAAATTATAAATCAGAATATAAAAATTATCATTCTAAGACAAAGCAAAAAAAAAATAGAGCTGGTAGAAATGGTGCAAGAAGAATTATGAAAAAAAAATATGGTAATAGTATATTAGGTAAAGATATAGATCATAAAGATAGAAATCCAAGAAACAACAGCAAAAGTAATTTAAGAATACGATCTAAATCTACTAACAGATCAAGGAATAAATAATGGCAAAGATACCTACATTTGAAGCACAAGTTACACCTACTGCTGAAGTAGGAGCTGTAAAAAGTAATATACAGGTTTCACCTAAATCAAGTTTAGCTGGAGCTTTATTACCAGCCGCAGATGCAATCACACAATTCTATGTAAAAGAAAAAGAAATATCTAACAAGGTAGAAGGTGGACAACTAATTGCAGATGCTAATCAAGAATTATTAGAAATAAAAGAACAAGCTAAATTAAAATCTACACCAGATGAAGGTGTTAATTTTTTTAATGCTGGTTACAAACAAGTAGTTGATAAATATAAATCAAAAGCAAGTAACAATTATATTCAAAAATATTTTGATTTAAATATTTCATCTAACAAACCCTCTTACATTAATAATGTTTTAAAACAAACTAGAGCTAACATGGTCAAAACAAGAGTTGATCAAGTAACTAATAGTGTTGAAAATAAAATATTAAATGCAGTTGAGAGTGGTAATAATTTTGATCTTGCAACTGTAGGAGAATCTATTACCGCAGAATATCAAGGTTTAGTTAATGATGGATTAATTTCTGAACAAGATTTACAAATTTACAAAGATAAAATTCCTAACTTAATTGAAGTTGCACAGGTAAGAAAGATAGCAAGAAACAATGCTGCACAAGCATTTGTAATTTTATCTGATGTAACCAATTTTACTACCATACAAGGTGATGAAAGAAGAAAACTAATAAGTGAGTTTGGTACACTTGCTAAACAACAAGCGGATGTAACAAGTGCTATTTTAGATCAAAGTATCATTGAAAAATCAAAAGATTTTATGGAAAAATATGGAAATAAAGAAAAATTTGGTTTTAGCACAGAAGAGTTAGAACAATTTAAAACTGGAGATGAAGAAACTGATAATCAAATAGTAATCTTAAATGAAAAAATGGTTAATAAAGAATTTAGTTTTGATACAAATTATAACACTAATACAGATGTAATAAATAAAATAGCATCTGGAGAAATTAAAAACACTTCAACTAAATTTTTATTAGCCGGAGAAACAGAGCCTAAAAGTATTTTAGAAAGAGCTGGTAATAAAACAATTAATGATAATGATTTTAAATTTTTATCAGATGTTATTACAAGAAGTAAAAATAATACTTTCAAAAAACAAGATCAACAATTTTTAAAATACTTTGAAAACCTTGTACCATTACTTCAAGGTAATACTTTTTTAAATTATTTTGATAAAGAGTATAATGCAAAAGCTAGTGAGTTAAGACAAACATTACATTCAAGATATTTAAATGGATTGGCTCAAGGTGCTAACCCAACTGATTTGTTAAGTTATACATCTGAAAATTATATTGCTAAAGATATAAAAAACTTTTTACCTAAGACTTCAGATTTGAGTAGTATTGTAATTGAGATGGCTAAAGAAAATAATCAAACTGTTGATGGACCACCAAGAATTGAAGGAGAAACAGCAGAAGAATATTTAAACAGAATACAAAAAGAAGAAAAAAAAATTGATATAGGTGATGAGTATAGTTTAGATTTAAGTGCTAGTTTAGATGTAAACTCAAACATAAAACAAGTAGGATTATTTGGAAAATTACTTTTTGGTGAGAATGAAGTTTTAATTAAAAACTGGAGTAATAAATATCAAACAGAAGGTAGTATTTTTAATGCTTTAAAAGCAAAAGAACGATTAGATCGTATGAACCAACCCGGTTATAAAATTCCAAATGATGCAATATCTGCAATAGAAAATGCAGCTACAAACTTTGATGGTGATCGTAATTTTTCAAAAGAAACTTTAGTAGATTATTTAACTAAGATTGGTCAAATAGAAAGTCAATATGAAACTAAAGTACAAAGAACAGATAAACCTGTAAAAGAAGAAACAAAATTTTTAGCAAGGTCATATTGGCAAATAGAAGTAGATACAGCAAAAGATTTATTAAAAAATTCTGCTCCTATATTTGGTAGTAATTTTGAATCTACTTTTTCTAAAAAATACAAAGGAGAATATGAAACAGCAAGAGAAGGTTTATTAAATTTAAGCAATAGAGATTTAGTTAATTTATTAGAAAAAGATGACACACTAGCTGCTAACATTGCAGCAGCATTAATAGTAACTAGATTTAACACAGAAGAAGCATGAAGCTAAGTGATCAGCAAACATTATTAGAGCAAGGTGGGTTCAGCCAAAAAGAAATAGAAGATTGGAAGAAAGATAAAATATTAAAACTAAACAATGCCGGATTTTCTAATGCAGAAATATTAGAAGAGTTTGGTGCAGTTCCTGCAGACAACAAAGCTAATGTAAAGTATTTTAAAAATATAAAAGAAGAATTAGAAAACGAATACTATACACAAGAATCAATATCACCAGATGATGAACTTTTATATCAATCAAAAATAGATCAAGCTGATGCACCATCTTTAAAAGAATTAGTAGTAGGCAAAGAGTTTGATGGAGATGAAATATTAAAAAGAGGTTGGGGTAAAACACTATATGATATGACATATAGATTGGCTACTGATGGAGGTTTATCAGAAGCATTTACAGAAGAAGAACCAGAAGATTATACTTGGTTTGAAGGTTTATTAGAAAGAGGTTTAACACTTGGTGCTGAATTACCTATATATGGTGGAAGTTTTTTAGCAGGTACAGGTGCTACAGGAAATCCTATAGCGGGTGCATTTACTGCTGGTGCTATTCCGGGTGCTGCAAGAGAAACAATATTAAAAGGATTAGAACAGCAATCTTATGGACAGCCAGTTGAAATATTAAAAAATTTTTTAAAAGATGGTATCGCTGAAGGTGTCAAACAAGGAGCTATTTTTACAGGAGCTGCGTTAGCTCCACAATTAAAATTACCTTTTGTTGGTAAACTTGGAGATAGATATTTAACAAGAGTTGCATCACAGCTTACAGCATTTGAAGGAGCCGGTGCAATATTAAATCAACAACTTCCAACACTAAAAGAATTTAGTTATTCAGCAGTTATGTTTGGTGCATTAGGTGTAAGATTACCTAAAAAAACTATGGAAGATAGAACTAAAAAAATATTTGTAGACACTGGTAAAAAACCTAATCAAGTATTTAAAGATTCTTTAGTTGATAAAACAATATTAGAAGATGTTGGATCAAGAAGTTATGTTAGAGCTTATGACAAATTATTAGATAGAAAAACTGTAAAACAAAAACCACAACCAGAAAAACCAGAACAATTATTTAAAGATGATCTAGCAAATAAAGCTGCGGAAAATATTGTTTTCAAACCTAAAGTAGAAATACCAACTACTGAAAGATTAAAAGAAATGGGATCAAAGGTTAAGAGAAAAACAATTATAGAAGGTATTGATACTAAATATCCTATACTAGAAGCATTAAGAGAAGCAAAAGTAAATACTAAAACTGGTATTGAAAAATTAAATTTATATGAACAAGCAAGAATACTTGAAGGTATGCCAAACAGAGCTGCATACTTTATAGAGTTTAATACATTAAATGGAAAAACTTTAACAGATAAAGGTTTAGGATTAAAAGAAGTTACTAAAGATATAATTAAACAAGGAAAAAATGAAACACAGTTATTTGAAACTTATTTAATGAATAGAAGAGCAATAGAACTCTCTGAAAGAAAAATAGAAACTGGTTTTAACATTGAAATAGCAAAACAATTTGTAAATCAAAATAAATCTAAATTTGAAAAAATAGCAAAACAAACTGATAAATATCAAAGAGATGTTTTAGAATATGCAAGAGACAGTGGTTTAATATCTAAAGATGCTTTTAATTCTATGACCGAAGCAAATAAAAATTATGTAACTTTTGCTAGAGAATTAGTTGGTCAAGATGGAAAGGTTGTTGCTGCTGAAGGTAGTAGTGTAAATCCATTTAAAAAAATAGAAGGATCTAAATTAAAAGTATTTCCTCCATTAGAACAGATGGTTAAGAATACAAATACAATAGTAAATGCTGCTGAAAGAAATCAAGTAAAATTAAATTTTATTGATATGGTTGCAAAATCAAAAGTTAAAGATGCTACTACTTTTGAATTTATGAATAAAGTAAATCCTAAAACAACAAACAGACCTAAAGAAGAATTACTTACTTTTAGAAGAGATGGTAAATTAGAAACTTGGGATGTTGGAAAAGATTTAGTTAATGCTTTTAAAACTTTAGATCAACAAGGATCTAATATGTTAATGAATTATCTTGGCGCACCTGCAAGAACTCTTAGAGCTGGTGCGATATTGATACCAGACTTTGCTGTTCCAAACTTTTTTAGAGATACTATGCAAGCAAGTTTTTTAAATAAAGTTGGTTTCATTCCAATACAAGATTCAATCATTGGTGCGTTTAATATTATTACAAAAGGTAATAATAAAAAAGCAATGGAGATGTATAAAAAATATGTTAAGTCTGGTGGTATGCAATCTACATTGTTAGCTGTTGATAGACCTAATATATTTGATGGTAAAGTTTATGATATTCTTGCTAAAGGACCAGTAAGAAATGCTGATAGAGGTATATTAGCTCCATTAAAAGCATTGACAAGATTATCAGAGGAAATGACAAGGTTTAGAATTTTTGAAAAAACTTATAAAAAAGCTATTGAAAAAGGTTTAACAGAAAAACAAGCACTTGAGAGAGGTGGATTTGAAGCTAGAAATCTTTTAGATTATGCTAAACGAGGATCACTAGGTCAAAATATAAATAGATTGGTTCCATTCTGGAACGCAAGAGTTCAAGGTTTAACAAGATTATATGAGGCATTTAGAGATCAACCCGGAAGAACCTCTGCTATGATTGGTGCTTATGTAGTAATACCAACTTTAGGTTTTTACATGTTAAATAAAGATGACCCAGATTATAAAGAAGAACCAGATTGGATTAAACAAAATTATTACTATTTTAA